CATTTTCAGGCGCGCCCACAGGATCGTCTCGGACTTCTTGTAAAGCGCGATCTCGATCGGCTCGATCGCAGCGAAAAAGGCCTGCGCCCATGGCTTCGATTTCAGCCAGGGACGCCCGACCAGCGCGTACCAAAGCAGGAGCGCGACAACGACGGCAGCATCAGCGAGAAACACCTTCATGATCACACCTTCGGTTTGAACAGATTGACGACGCGCCCCCAGAACGTCGGCGCCAGACCCGACTTCACCTCGCCGGCCGGCGGCACGGTGATGGTCGGGACCACGATCGGCTTTCCGGTAGCCGCGGGCACGGCCAGCGCGGCGTTGATCGCTGCGATCGTGGCGGGTCCAACCAGGCCGTCCACGACGAGACCTTTGCTGGACTGGAATTTGCGTACAGCACTGCGCGTGCTTGGTCCGCTGATGCCGTCCACCACGAGCAGCGGCGACGCGCCGAGCACATTGAGGGACACTTGCAGCCATCGCGCGTCGAATACGCCGACCGCCGGCAGGACCGGAATTACGGACGGCTCTGGATCTGCCGAAGGCTTATCGAACGAGATCGATGCATCGAGCTGCATCATCGCCAGGATGAGGCCTGCGCAGCCGAGCTGCTTATCGACGGTGTTCGGATCGAACACACCATCGGCAACGTACTTGCCCTTCACATACTGATCGGTGCCCGACCACACATAGGCGCTCGGCTGGGCCGGATAACGCGCGATCACCGCGCCATTGCGCTTGGTGACAGGCCCGTTTGCATAGCCAAGGCCGTTATAGCGCTCCAGATTGGTCAGCATGCCGGCGGCAGACCAATCGGTCAGCCGGGCAGCATAAGGCGCGCAATTGACCAGCGCATCGACAGCCGCATCCTCGAACGCGGTCGCGCCGAAGAACGGCCCACGCCCCGCCGGCACATGGGTGGTTTTCTGGCCGAGCGGATCTCCCTGACCGAGGTTCTTCGTAAAATCCTGCGCCGACTCCCGATAGTGCGAGACGGCGATGAAGACCCACCCGATGTCCGGCATCTTCGCGCGCTGGGCGATCGCGAGATAGCGCGGCTTGTTCGCGACGGCCCGTCGTGCCGGCGCAATGAATTCGGGACCGCGGGTCAGCCGGGCATTCGCCCAGCGCTTCGCATTCGCGGCCTTGAGAGCAACGAGATCTGCCATGTCTTTCTCCATGCGCAATCGCCGCGTCAGCGGGTGTGCTGGCACGGCCTGGTGATTTGGATTTGAGGTTGGTCGCCTAGCCGGCTTCGCGGTTGTCGCTGCCGACGTCGCCTTCCGGGTGTTTCAATTCGAGCTTGGTCTTGTAACCATCGCTCCTCGTGAGCGTGTGCTCGACGCTCTCGATCTTGTAGGAGCCGTCGATACCGGGCCGGGCGCCTGAGACAGTGCAGCCACCACCGGGCTGTGCGGCGGGATTGCCGACGATCGTAACCGATCCGCCGCCCCGCTCTTTCTCTGACGACTTTGAATTGTCGGTCGCCGAGCTCTCGGCTTCATCCTCATCAGCCCGAATCTGTCGATGCGTATGGGTCGCCGGCGACGAAGCCCCTTGGCCGGGGATCTCGATCAGCTTTTCGACCCATTTGGCCTTGGCCTTGTCATAGAACCGCGCCCGCGCCTTTTGGAAGCGGGGACGCGCCAGGGCGGGGGAGATGTCCCAATCGAGCAGGTTGTCACCCCACAGCGCCGTAACGCCGCCCAGGGCCATGCCGGACACCGACATGCCGGCATTCTTCTCGGTAATGATCCCGGTCTTGCCCCGGATCTTAAAATTGCCGCCGACCTCGCGCGCGATGCGCTGGCCGAGGTGGATGAAACTCTCGGTGCCAGCCGACCAATACGGCCGCGTGATCGAGCCGAGCTTGCCGGCCACACGGATCGACATGCCGGCCTTGCCGGCCGCCTCGCTCATGAATTCCTCGAGACTGGCATCGTCTTTATGGAATTCCAGCGGCTCTTTAGCTTTGTCCTTCGGGTCGAACCCTTTTGCGGTGATGATCAAGGTTCGGCCGCCGCCGCGCGTTCCCTGCGATCTGGGCGAGTCACAGATCCCGTCAAACACGAGTGACACGCCGGTATCTTCCCAGCCCAGCGATATCGTCATCGGATCGCCGGTTTGCGGCATGAAGATTTGCCCATCAGAATCGTCAAGCGTGATCGACGCCGTGTCGGACGTAGCCCCCTCTTTATCCGTGACGGTCAGACTTTCCAGCACCTGGTTAAAGGCGTTGCTGACGTCATTGCCGCCGACGAGGATCTGAAACAGTGCGCGCACGATCAGTCCCAGAGCTTGATTACGGGAACAACGCGGCTCTTAGCCGGAGCATCGATCGGCAAAAGGATCACGGTGCCGCGCGGAATGAACGGCCCGAAGGCCGCAAGGCCTGGATTGAGAGCGAGCGTCTTTTCGACAAGCTTTGGCGTCTGTCGCCGATACCGACGCCAGATCAGGTTGTCGAGCATGACATCGCCTTCGACGACATAGCGCTCTGCACTCATCGGAAAATGTCCATCAAGGCGCCAAAGATGCCGGCCGCATTCGGCGCGCCGGAACGTTTCAGGTTGATCTCGAACTCGATGACGCGGCCGACACCGTTCGAGCCGATATAGGTCGATCGCTCGGTGACGCGCTCGATCACTACCCACCCCATCGGGACGCCGTCTCCGCGCATGAAGAACTGAGCCGCGCCGGCACGTCGCATGGCGTGCAGGTTGGCAATATCACCGAGGCCGCCGAAGCGCTCCGGGAAGAGACGCCCCCGGATCGTCCACGACTCCGCCGCCTCGCCGACGAATTCGAGATCCGGCATGCGGCCGAGCACGTCATGCGACGCAAAGGACGCGCCGGCATCGTGATCCGTCTCGTGGAAATTGAGGGGCGCAACCGTGAACTGGCAGGCACCGAGCTGACAAAGCATGGGTTACACCGTCTTGAAGCCGTAGTCGGCAAAAGCCGCTTGCTGGCGCGCGCTCACGCCGTTGAGAGAGGCGCCTTTCTGACCAGCGCCCGATGGCACCGGGCCGAACTTGGGCGTGATCGTTGGGGATGCTGAGAAGCTGCCGAGCATGCTGCCCCACTGCTGCATATATTGCTGGATCATCGGGGCGACCGTATCGAGCTCAGACTTCATGTTCTCCTTGTAGCTCGAACCGGTTTTCGAGCCGGCGCTGGCAGCCTGCGCAGATCCGTCGAGCGCGCCGGTGCGCACGTCGGTGCCGAGATCCCAGCTCTTGCCGCCGCCGATCACCGGCACATCCAACGAGCCGCGCTCTTCCGTGCCGCCCCGAAGCAATTGTTTGCGCCGCGCATCATCATCTCGGCGGCCCTGCTCGTACTTTTCCTTGTCGCTCATGGAGTCCGGAAACTTGATGAGCGGATGGTTCAGCACATCCTGAATCTTGTTCCAGATGCCCTTGAAGCTCTCCCACTTCTTGACGACGCTATCGAGCGCGTCAGCGATGCTGGTGATCGCCTGCGCGACCGACGTGCCGGCGCCCTGCCCCCAGGCCTGCCATTTAGACGCGTCGATCTCGCCAGTGAGAGCATTCCACGCGGCGCCGAGCTTTTCCATTGCAGCCGTCAGCGCCGGGAAACGATTGCCGTCGAGGCCTGCCTTGACCGCAGCGAAGAACGATTTGAACCCGGCCGATATGCCCTTCATGTTGTTCGCGACGAAGGCGGCAGCCGCGCCGATCGCCACGAGTGCCACGCCGATGCCGGTGCCGAGAAGCGCGACCTTGAAGAGCTGCAAGGCAGCCGTCGCGATCGCGAGCGGACGGGTCATGGCGACCAGGCCGGCCGCGAATGCGCCGATGGCAGCCGGTAGCAGCCGGAGCGGAGCCAGCGCCGTCAGAGCCGCAGCACCTATGAACGCCAAAGCAAAGCGAGCCGCGATCGCCGCCACGCGCAGCGCGATCAGCGCCGCGGCCACCTTGACGGCGCCGCCGACCAGGTGCGGATGGGCGTCGGCGAACTTCTCGAAGCTCTTCACAACCGGCGCCAGCCCGGCCATGAGGCTGTTCATCGCCGGCAGCAGGATGTTGCCGATCGACATCGCCAGCTCTTTGATCCGGATCGTGAACGCGGACGTCTGCGCCATATTCGTCATCATGCGCCGAGCGAAGTCTTTTCCGACAACGCCGTCAGCGCCGAGCGCCTTGTCCCGGATCTTCCGGTACTCGTCGAGGTTCTGCATCAGGGGGCGCAAGAACTTCTGCACTTGGGCGTCCTCGAACAGGTCGCCTAGCTTGGACAAGTCGCCCTTCAGCGCCTTGTTGGTCTGCGCCGCAATCATCTCGAAGATGTCACCGCCCGCAGCCTGCGTTTTCTTCAGCTCTTTGCGGATATCGACGCCGAGCTTGGCGAATTTCTTCGTCGTCTCCGGCGAGATGATTTTCTGCATCAGGTTGGCGGTGTTGGTCGCAGCCTCCGACCCGCTGGCCGCGCCCTTGCGCGCGATCTGCAGCGCGGCCGTGAGCCGGCCGATCGCAGTGACGCCTTCCATCTTCAGCGCCTGGGCGGACGCCGTCAGCGACGGAAACTCCGCCGCCATATCCTTGATTTCGAACGCGCCCTCTTTGCCCGACTGCGCCATGACGTCGAGCGCCTTGCCGAAGTCCTCAGCCTTCAGTTTCAGGTTATCGAGCGCGGAGTAACCGGCCTTGGCAAGGTCATCGACCGAGGCCTTGTAGGCGGTCGCTGCCATGCCGATTGGCTTTATGAGGGTCTCCGCACGCTCCGGATCGAGGCCGAAGCCGACCAGTGTGTCGATGCCCTTGGCAACCTCGGACGAGGCCTGGTTGATCTGCGGCGCCAGCGCGCGGATGCGCTCGCCGAGCGACTTGATCGACGCGTCGCTGAGATCCGCTTTCTGCCCGATGTCGAGCAGTGCCGACTCGAAATCGGCGGCGATTGAGATCGGAGCAGCGAGAGCTCTCTGCAAGCCATAGCCGGCCGCGACCGCGCCCAGCATCTGACCCTGCAGACGCGAAGCAACCGCAGCCTGCGCCGCGGTTGCCGACTTGATACGGCCGCTGAGTTGCTGCATCGAATTGGCCACGGTCTTTGCGGGACCGGTGACCTTATCGATCAGCGAAACAACGAGCTGGCTGGTGAGCGTTCCCATGGATTATTCCATTGCGGCCATTTTCAACCCCATGGCCTTGCCGATGCGTCTTGCTTCGGCATGCCACGCGAGAAGCGCGGACCAACGTTCGCGCTTCAGGTCTTTCGGAGAGTAGTGGAGGATTGCCGCTACGTCGGCGACGAGGACTCGCCAGTGGGACCAGCCGCTGCGACGAAAGGGGCAAGGGCCTCCGAGATCTTGAGGAGATCGGAAACCTTGATCTTCCGGACGGCTTCGACCGGCCAATCGAGATCCACGGCCATCATCTTGATCATGGCCACCATGTCCGTATCGCCCGCCGCTTTTGCGGCCTCGAAGGCCTCGACGGCGCCTATCGATGGCTCATCGATCTCGATCGAGCGGACCGACTCGCCGTTTACGGCGATCGGCTTTTTGAGCTCAAGGGTTGCCATTGTGCAGCTCTCCCTCAGCTCGCGCCCGGAATGCGCAGGATGTTGCGGACGTCTGCATTCTGCGAGACACCATCCACGCGCCAGTCCGAGGTCCAGAAGTCGTAATAATACTTCTCCTGATTGTTCCACCAGACGGCGTAGTGGAGGATCTCCTGCACGGTGTGCGAATGGCCGATGAGCTCGCCGCGCTGCAGATCGTCGCCTTCGAGACGCGCCATGCGCCCCTGCGCAACCACCTTCAACTCGATCGGCGCGTTGCCCTTGATGTCGCGGATAGCGCCATAGACCGTATAGGTCAGGTTGCGCCGGCCGCCGAGCCCGAACTGGCTCATGATCTGCGGATCATAGCCCTTGATCCCGAAAGTGATTTCGAGAGCGCTGAGGCCGAGGCCGCCGATATTGATCTCGCCGATTGCGCCACCCGCGAAATGCGACTGGCTCTTTTCCTCGAGCGTCGGCAGCTTGATCGACGTCAGCGTGAGATGCTTGCTGTTGTCGGGGCCGTCATCACCGACGAACAGGTTGACGGCCTCTTGAATGAAGAGAGACATGGAATTCTCCGGTTTGCGATTGAGTGAT